CAATCACCTGATATTTCTATTTATACTAATGTTAAATACCAATTTACAAATATTAATTGTGATATAATAATAGTTATAAGTAATCCTGAATCGTATATTAATTCTAATTCAAATATACCTGTTAATTTATATCATCCTAGTTTTAATTATAATGAAAAAACATTAATACTTGATTCGGAAAATACTTATAGTGAATTATATTATTGTCATAAAATTGTAAATAGTGGTGATATAGTAGTAAATTACGGTCGTTTATTAGTTTTTACAGATGATAAAGCAAATGCTTCAACAGGATTGTTAAATACATATGCTATTAATTATGATCTATATGTTATTCAAGAAGGTAAATTATTTAATTCAAAATTTGATTAATTTATTAATTTAAATTAATTAATTTAAATAATTAATTTAATTGTTTAAAAGTATTTTAAAATATTTATTTTTTTGTAGATTTATTTAAAAAATTAATAATATTAATAATATATTAATATAATGGGTGGTGGATTAATTCAACTTAAATATTTAGGTAGTGAGGCTGATTTTTTTGTCGGTAATCCACAAATATCTTTTTTTAAAACTATATTTAAATCTTATGGTAATTTTAGTCAAGAACTTATTCATATTTTATTTGAATCACCATTAAATTTCAATAAATATACATATGCCAATATTCCAATTCACGCTGATTTAATCAATAAATGTTATTTAGATTTAAATATTAAATTAAATGTTAGTGATACTTTTGAATTAACTTTAAATGATAAATTTAATTCTACTAAATCAGGTGTATTATATGAATTTGATTCAACAGGCACAGAACAATTACATCTATATAATTATATATATACTTTAACAAATCAAGGTAATATTAGTAATTTAGTAATTAGTGAAATAAATTTATTATCTATAGCAGATACAGTTAGTAATTTATATAATGAAGGAGCAAATACTATTGATTTAACAAATGTTGTTCAAAATAAATTATATTATTCTTATGATTATAGTAGCAATACATATAAAGGAGTGATTTATGTAAAGTTTATTAAAGAAGATTTAACAAAATTAATAAAAACAATTAGTTTTGAAATAGATGAATTTATAATAGAAAAACATAATACAGATTGGTTATTAGGTTATAATAAGCTTTTTAATAATAATGAATCTTTAGGTAAAATTAATAGTAAATTAAAACATATAACACCACACATGTTTAATAGAAATGTTCAATTATATATACCTTTAAGATTTTTCTTTACAAAAGATACATATACATCATTGCCATTATCAGCATTATATAGAAGTGATGTAAATATTAGAATAAATACTAATAAAAAAGAGGATGTATTTATATGTGATAAAATAATATCTAGTGTTAATTTTAATGTAGCAGCATTGGCAATAAATTATATACATTTAGATAAAGATGAAAAGAATTATTTTAGAAATAATAATCACAAATTATTAATTGAACAAGTTCAACATCAAGAAACAAATATTGTTAATGGAATTTATAATAACATTGATTTACATTTTAGTTATTTATCTAAGTATATAATGTGGAAATTACCATATAAATATATTTTAGATAAAGCTAAACTAATATTTAATAATAATGATCTATTTTATGAACAATATGGAGAATATTTTCATTTACTTCAACTTATGGAACATAATTTAGGTGATGTAGAATCACTAACGCGTATGGAGGAAAATACTGATATTAATGGAACTTATTATTTATATAGTTTTTGCTTATATCCAGCATTAAGACAGCCATCTGGTCTATGTAATATGTCTCGTATAGATGATAAATTTTTACAATTACAAACATTCTATATTAAAGAATCTATGAATAATAATGTAAAAATACCTGTAGATGTATTTAGTGTAAATTATAATTTCTTATATATTCAACATGGTAAATGTAAGTTAGAATTCTAAAAACCTTTTTCTAAAAAGTTTGTTTTTGTCTAAACTTTTTTCTAAAAAGTTTAAAAAGTTTTTTAATTTAATTCAAAATTTTTTTCTTATATAAAAATATAAAATGGGTGGAGGTTTAATGCAATTAGTCGCTATGGGTGCTCAAGATGTTTATCTTACAGGTAATCCTCAAATTACATTCTTTAAAGTTGTCTACAGAAGACACACTAACTTCTCAAAAGAATGTATTGCTCAAACTTTCAATGGTAGTGTTGATTTTGGTTCTTCATTATCTTGTACTTTATCTAGAAATGGTGATTTAGTTCAAGAAATTTATTTAAAAGCTACATTAACTTGCACTACTACTAATAGTAGTAAATGGACTGCAAATGATGTAACAAATTTAGTCAAAACTGTTGAAGTTGAAATTGGTGGTCAAAAAATAGATAAACACTATTCACAATGGTTAGATATCTATAATGAATTATTTGAAACAAGTCATGATTATAGAAATGTAATGAATTCTGTTGCCGAGACAAATCACAATTCTCCTGCTACTTGTTATATTCCTTTAAGATTTTGGTTTAATAGAAATCCCGGTCTTGCTTTACCTTTAATTGCTTTACAATATCATGAAGTTAAAATTAATATGACATTAGCGGCAGAAACTGATATGCAATTTTTAGCAGTCACTGGTGGAGAAACAGCAACAGGATCAGCTATATCTGCTGATTTATTAGTCAATTACTTATATTTAGATACTGACGAACGTAGAAGATTCGCTCAAGTATCACACGAATACTTAATTGAACAAGTTCAACATACTGGTGTTGAAACCGAAACTAATATTGATATGAACTTTAATCATCCTGTTAAAGCTTTATTCTGGAGTGGTGGAGCATGGACTGATGTTAAATTACAATTAAATGGTCATGATAGAGCTGCAGTTCAACCTCATGATTATTATCATTTAGTTCAACCTTATGAATCTGGTCTTGGTCATTCAGGTATGTCATTAACAGCAAGCACTCGTGCTTGGGACACAGTTGCTGCGGGTGGTCCAGTTGGTATGTATTCATTCTGTTTAAAACCTGCAGAACATCAACCAAGTGGAACTTGCAACTTCTCAAGAATTGATAACGCCAGATTAAATGTTGGTGCTACTGATAGTAATGGTTTATATTTATTCGCTATGAACTACAATGTATTACGTATCATGAGTGGTATGGGTGGTCTTGCTTATTCTAACTAAAAACTTTTTAGGAAAAAGTTTAGACAAAAATAAACTTTTTAGACAAAAAGTTTAGACAAAAATAAACTTTTTAGGAAAAAGTTTAATAAAAACTATAATATATTTTTTTTTCGTTTTTAATTAAAAAAATTTATTTAATTATTTTGATAAAACTTTTTTTAAAAAGTTTATTTAATTTAAATTTTAATTAAATTTAATTCAAAATTTTTTTCTAATATAAAAATATAAAATGGGAGGTGGTTTAATGCAATTAGTCGCTATGGGTGCTCAAGATGTTTACCTTACAGGTAATCCTCAAATTACTTTTTTCAAAGTTGTCTACAGAAGACACACTAACTTCTCCAAAGAAGCCATTGAACAAACTTTCAATGGTTCTCTTTCAACTGGTGTTGGTACATTAAACTGCACCTTATCAAGAAATGGAGATTTAGTTCAAGAAATATATTTAACTGGTTCTATCTCAGGAAGTACTAGTGGAGATGATGTAACTGATTTAATTAAAACAGTTGAAGTTGAAATTGGAGGTCAAAAAATTGATAAACATTATTCACAATGGTTAGATATTTACAATGAATTATTCGAATCTGCTTCAACACACGCTCGTAGAGATGCGTTAGCTTCTCCTGCCGCTACTACAGGCACCGTATATCTTCCTTTAAGATTCTGGTTTAACAGAAATCCTGGTCTTGCGTTACCTTTAATTGCTTTACAATATCACGAAGTTAAAATTAATGTTGAATGCAAAGCTTCCGATGGTGGTGCTACATTTAGTGCTACTCCTAAATTATTAGTTAACTATTTATATTTAGATACTGATGAACGTAGAAGATTCGCTCAAGTATCACACGAATACTTAATTGAACAAGTTCAACACACTGGTAAAGAAACTAAATCTAAGGTTACTATGAACTTTAACCATCCTGTTAAAGCTTTATTCTGGTTGGGTGCTGCTTGGGATACAGTTAAATTACAATTAAACGGTCACGATAGAGCCAAAGAACAACCTAAAGCATATTATCAAATGGTTCAACCATATGAATGTGGATTAGGTCATACAGCAACTATTAAAGCTGATAGAACTAATGGTGGTGTAACCGATTCTTTAGTTGGTATGTATTCATTCTGTTTAAAACCTTCTGAACATCAACCTTCTGGTACTTGCAACTTCTCAAGAATTGATAATGCTGTATTAAATATGGGTGCTGATGGTGATTTATGGTTATTCGCTATGAACTACAACGTCCTTCGTATCATGAGTGGTATGGGTGGTCTTGCTTACTCTAACTAGAAACTTTTTTAGAAAATAAAACTTTTTAAGAAAAAGTTTAATCAAAAAAATATAATGAAAAATTAAATTATTAATAGTAATGTTAATAATTTAATTTTTTTTTTCTATATATATAATATAAAATGGGTGGAGGTTTAATGCAATTAGTCGCT